CACTGCTAACGCATACTCAAGGGGTTTTTTATATTCACTATCTTTGTGCTTATGGTCAGTATCAACGATGTAAGGGAAACGGTTCTTGCAATCTGCAATAAGAACAACTACGGATATATCTCACCAGATGATTTCAACCTATACGCCAAGCAGGCGCAGCTTGACATCTTCAATGAGTATATGAATCAGTACAACTACTACATAAACCTTGAGAACCAGCACACGTCAGGAAGCGACTTGGCTGATCTTGCAGAAAGCGCAAGAGAGGAGATTGAGATGTTTATAAGCGGAACGACACTTGCGTATAGTTCTCTGGCTGGTATATACTCAGTGTTTACAGCTCCATCAAATTGGTATCACATAAACACGATAACTTACGAGGTTCAGGCAGATGTCTTTGTTGAGGTTGCAAAGGGAAGTAGGTTGGACATCACGAGGCTTGTGAACTCAAACCTAACAGCTCCAACCGAAACATATCCAATGTATGTTATGGGGGAAAACAACTCTATTGCTATAGTTCCAAATAGTATAGACGCCACCGCAAACGTGGAGTGCGTATACATGAGATACCCAGTAGACCCTATATGGGACTACGTGAACCTTACGAACGGAGAGCCTCTTTATGATGTGGCAAATTCTGTTGACTTTGAGATTTCTGAAGACGAGGAGTCTAGGTTGGTTGATAAGATACTTGAGAAGGCTGGTCTGTCAATAAGAGAGCCAGAGATATACAGGACGGCAGCAGTAAACGATAATCAGCAACAATAATGGCATACCTAACAGGATATCAGTATTACGAGAATGGCGGTAACACGCCAGAGGATGCTAACTGGGGCAGCTATCAGTACGTTGGATTAACTGACATTGTAAACAACTTCCTGCTGATGTATCAAGGTAATCATGAGATTATCAATAACATCAACAGGTACAAGGTTCTATTCCACGCGAAGAGAGCCATACAGGAGCTTAACTACGATGCGTTCAAGGAGATAAAAGCCCTTGAGCTTAACGTGTGTGACAACCTACGGTTTGTGCTTCCTCCAGACTACGTAAACTGGGTAAGAATCTCGGTGTATAAGAATGGTGTACTGTTCCCGTTATCTGAGAACATTCAGATAAATGGCGCTGAGGCATATCTACAGGACAACGACTGTAGGATACTATTTGACGCTGATGGTAATATACTTAAGCCTGACAGCTCTACTATCGACATTCAGAGGATTACAGGCGCTAAGAAAAGCATTTACCTAAACAGCAACAGCATCTACAATGGCTCTGAAGGATATAATGACAACGGGACTTGGTACTTTGACTTTCAGATAGGGGCAAGATTTGGATTAAACACCGAAACAGCAAATGCCAACCCTACGTTTAGAATTGACAAGAAGGGTGGTGTAATAAACTTCAGCTCAGGAGTAGCTGGTGAGTTGGTAATACTTGAGTATGTAAGCGATGGTATGGAGGGAGGAGACGACAGCCTTGTTACGGTGAACAAACTGTTTGAGGAGTATGTCTACGCATCTATTGCCCACGACATACTGAACAGTCGATTTGGAATACAGGAGTACATCGTGAACCGATACAGAAAAAGAAGAAGCGCATTGCTAAAGAATGCTAAGATTAGAATAAGTAATATCAATCCATCACGACTTCTTATGAACCTTAGAGGTCGGGACAAGCTGATTAAGTAACATGGCTAAAGAGCAGAAGAGCTTCATCGCTGGAAGGATGAACAAGAGTGTCGATGAGAGACTCTTACCTGAAGGCGAGTACGTTGACGGGCAGAACATACGTCTTGGCTCCACAGAGCTTACAGAGATGGGCGCTGTTGAGAACACGAAGGGTAATGTTCAGTTAACCACGTTAAAGTACAAGGGCGATGACCTGAGTAGTGATGCCGTATGTATAGGCGCTCTCGATGACTCAGCTGAGGAGACAATGTACTGGTTTGTACACGACCCTAATCACTCTTATGGTGGTGTGGTTGACATGATTGTGTCGTTTGACACGAAGACGCAGCAGCTTACGTACCATGTTATCACGACTGTTCTATTGAACTTCAACCCGACATATCTTGTAAATGCGGTTAACAAGATTGACGATTTACTGTTTTTTACAGACGACTACAACGGGCTAAGGAAGATAAATGTAACAAGAGGCTATCCACAGCCTGATGGCTCAAATGATGACCAGATTATTGAGCTTGACATAAGTGTTATCAAGCCGCAGCCTATGAACTCCCCTGTTTTTACGTTGCAAGCCAATAGTTCTGACGAAAACTTTATGGAGGATACCTTCCTATGCTTTGCATACAGGTACAAGTACAAGGACGGTGAGTACAGTGCAACATCACAGTTCAGCGACCCTGCGTTCCTACCATCTGACTTCTCTCTTGAGAGGAGGAGCTATATGAACGCTGGCATGGAAAACGCTGCCAACAGTGTTGTTGTTGAATTTAATGTTGGAGGCTCAAATGTAGTGGGTGTTGACGTTCTTTTTAAAGAGATGGACTCAAGCGTAATATGGGTTGCTAAAAAACTTGACAAGGTAACGCAAGGGTATCAGCCTAACTCAACACAGAGTATAACATTCTCAAACGGAGACATATACACCATACTAAGCGAGGGAGAGATACTTAGGTTGTATGATAACGTGCCAAGACTTGCGAAGGCTCAGACCATTATGGGCAATAGGCTCATGCACGGAAACTACCTTGAGGGTTATGACCTAAAGGACGTTGACGGAACAGACATACAGCTCACATACGGGGTTGAACAGAAGTCTGAAGCTGAGTCGTCTTACGTAAAAGAGGAGGACAGGTCTTGTCCAATATCTCCTGACCCTGCCGCTTGTTTATTTCCTGTTCCTTATATGTACACTGGTTATGACCAGAGCGCCTACTACTCTGCACTTTTTGCAACTAACATCTCAAATCCTTCCAATCCCAACGAGATGTTGGTTAGTCTTGCTGGAATACCGTTAGAAGACCTTATAAATGGTGCTACAATTTTAATAGCTATTGATACGAGAGCTGGGGCTGTAAGATACCCTAGACCAGATTTAACCTACTCTCCTTCGACTGGGGAGCAAGCAATAAGCGCGGACTACTATCCGTATATTGGAAATCCTCAATCAGAGGTTTCAGAGTCGTTAAGACCAACAAACACGGTACAGTTTTTATATACAATTGAAGGGGGGCCTCATTCTACATACCAGTCTGCCTTTAACGGGCAGTCTTGGCTTGACCAAGTAGGTACGTCTGGAAACTACCAGCAACTGCCTGCTGATTATGCAGGAGGGTACACGCTTACCGATAACTATAATGCAAATTGGGAGATACCACCCGTAGCAGAAGACCCTAATCAAGCGTTAACACTAATAAGGTCAGCAATTGAAAATAATGACCCTACAGTAAGGTCAGGGACAGACCCTTTTCAGCTTTATGTAGATGGAGATTTTCTTCACGTAAAACCTAATGGCTTTGAATATGAAAACGCGACCGATACTTTAATAATGATACCTGAATTGGTAAGTGTTAGAGTGACATTTCAAAAGACAGGAACACAAAAAAGCCTTCACAGCAATAGAGACTACCAAGTTGGTATTGTTTATCAAGATGCTGAAGGAAGACAGTCTACAGCGCTTGAGAGCATTGGAAACTCTTTTCATGTCTCTGCATACGATAGTGAAAACATTAACTCGGCTGTAATAACCATACCAAATGATATGAAGCCTCCGTATTGGGCTGACAGGTATAAGTTTGTAATGAAGCAGACAGAGACTGATTACGAGACAATATACTCAACTACATACTTTAGGGAGACATTAGGAGAAGGTGCTAGCAGCCCCCAAACAGGAAGGGTGTGGATAAGGCTTGAAGGTGAGAATGCAAATAAAGTAAAGGAGGGGCAAGAGCTTATTGTGAAGATGGACTTTTCTGGAGCTGTTAATAATGTTGTGAAGACGACTGTATTAGAGGTAAGGTCAATGGCCGAGGGTGATATATATAACGGCACGCCCTCTGGTGTATATATGCTAGTTGTTCCAGATAACTTTTCAATATCTTTTGAAAATAATTTCACCGTTCTTACAAACGACAAGCTTATAACGAAGACGAAGAACGGAAACGACCCTGATGACAACTACCCTGACACCTTAAAGTATCCTTTATATGATGACGATGGCCCTTGGCGGATACCGATAGGAAGTCTCGTAAAAATAAAAACACACCTACACAGGAGGGAGTACGATAGGATAGAGCAGGATAAGTGTGGAAGAGAGACGTGTAATTTTGAGTTTGAAGGGGTTGCAAGTCAAGAATACGAAAATCTAAGAGATTTTTTCTTGGGACAGGGCGTCAACATACCTCAGAACTCAGACTGTGACTTCCCTTACGGAGACGACTCTGGGCCTAACGAAAACTTATTCTTTTCCGATGTGTATGACTATGGCAACCCTAACACAACTCACGAGACTG